AAGCGGTTTAAATCACTTAAATCTGGGTCTCCTTGATGTAAAAATCGTGGCATATTATACTATATTGATATATAAAATCTAATAGAGACCTTCGGATTTAACAATCTTACTCGCCTCAATCATACTAACACCACGGTCTTTCATCACCTTCTTCACAATAGCAGTTCTAGCAGAGCGACCACGACCAGCACCCGAAACAGATTTGACTTTGGATACAACGGACTTGACGGCAGAGGCAACTTTATCTTTCACGGCAGGGTCGGCAGATTTGACTAAATTGGAAACAGTCGGGACTGCTGAGGCGATTACATCTTTTAAATTAATCCCGCCTTCTTTGGTCGCCTTCTTCTTCCTGCCTCCTTGAAGTTTAGCGACGAGGAGTTGCTTACCTACATCCAGAGCAGTTTTACCAACATCTTTACCGAAGTCCCCGAGCGTATATTTACCTCCTTGAAGTTTGGCGACGAGGAGTTGCTTACCTACATCCAGAGCAGTTTTACCGACATCTCTACCGAAGTCATTTAACGAATATTTACCTCCTTTCATCACAATCTCTTTTAATTTTTTGAGAGAATGGGACTTCTTTGCCCCTAAATCTTTTAACGCATCCACTACATCTGCCTTGGATTTTGGAGCAGGTCTTCCTGCAGCGAGAAGGAGAGGAGCGAATGGAGCAAGGTTCTTGGCGACGGAAGCAATTTGTTCTCCTACATTTGCCCCTCCCTTCTTTCTACGACCCCCTTTAAGTTTGGCGACGAGGAGTTGCTTACCTACATCCAACGCAGTTTTACCGACATCTCTACCGAAGTCATTTAACGAATAACCACCGATAGCACCATCCACGCCGATAAATGCACCTCCCGAATTGACTAACATACCGCTAGACATCATATATGGAGGATAGGCAGGTGAATTGCCTGGGTGGATGAAGTGCTGGTCTGCATGTGTACCTCCGCCGACCATCATCTTCGCACTTGGTTCACCAGCGTAATCGCCGTGAAAATTGGATAATTTAAACCCCATCATACTGGGGTGATATTGGGATGTACCGTTGTTCCAGTGCTTTGCGTCCATTTCGTCTAATAAAGACTTTAATCTACGGTTATACCCCGTGTCGTAAGTAATGTTCGCTTGTGGCATTATATATTAGAATACTATTTTAATTTATAATGAGAGTTGAATAATTGACCCCGATTTTTAATTGGACGGCGAACGGCGAACCGACGCCGTTTTGGGTTTTAATTCCTAAATACGGAAACAGATAAATAGGATAGAAGACGAGGTCGCCTACACGGGAGACTTCCTAAAAACAGCGTCAGTTCGCCGTTCCCCGCCGAAAAAAATCTAACAATATTTAGACATTCCTTTTCCAGCACCGCTGGTTGCCTGACCCATCGCTCCGCCACTGGACGCCATACCTCTGCGTTGATTCATCATACCACGAACAGCAGTCAACGCACCATTAAGCATTTGTCCGCCAATCATACGCTTTGTTTCTTGAGAAGTCATTGCAGATGCTTGTTGACCATTAACAGACGACAAGACCATCTCTTTAGTTAATATACCAGTGTAGACAGCAGACACACCCTGTTGAGTAGAGAAGATGCCTGAATTAACGCAGACGACACAAAGTTCAATTGGAATAGCGAAAGTTCCAGCACCACTTCCAGGGAACAGGTCGTATATTTCTTGAGGATACTGTGATGCTAATGTGACTGAAAATTGGAAGTTGTAATTGCCGAGAGAACCGCTACTAATGTAGTTGGGAAGTGATAAATCGTAAGGAGGAGATAGGACAAGGACAGAACCAGTAGTAGCGATGTTCTGCGACTCTCCGTTGGTAAAGGAACTTTGAAGACCGCTAAACTCCGCCCAGGATTGTGCTGACCCGTTCCTTGCTGATGTTCGCCACAAATCATATTGAGATGCAGACGACAATAGACCTGATTGATTGTTGAGATTGATGCTGATATTTTGAATGACGAACTGGGACATCGAGAGTTGTGGAGTCTGTTGCGACATTGGGATACGAGCAGTAATGATGAAATAATCTGGGATTTGATTGATTTGAAGATTGGAACTATTTACTCTAAGACCTGATTGTCCTAGTGTGGTGAATGTGGGGTTATTAGCAGATGAAGTCAAATAACGGGGGAAGTCCATATAAGGCACAACGTTCTTGGTTTGGATTAAATCAGATGGTTGCGTAGAAAGGAACTTGAAGAGAAGAGATGGGACACCGAGGGTGTTGCTGATAAGAGATGTCTGACCTGCAGGGGTGGCGGGAAGAGCAAAGGCACTTGACTGATTGAAGCAATTTGCGTTAGGACTTCCTAAAACAATACCAGTGAAGTATGGGGAGGCGGTAGACCAAACACGGGAAGCGGTCGCATCAATATTCATCGTGAACGCCATATTGTTGATGCCTAGAAGACCTTGGCAGTTGTATTCAGGGTTAGACCAAATAAAGGGGGACAAGAATATAGGTTCAGTCACAATTGTCGCTACACCAATCTTCCAGTTTTCGTTTACTACACCAGTAGAGATTTCACTATTGTCCTGAAAGACAGCACCGACGAAACGGGCAACCCTGTAAATAATAGGGAATGCTCCACGAGGGACTTGGTCTAAATCATACGAGGCAGTGTTGTATGATGCTAATGGATTGTTGGTGGCGTTCACACCATCGGCGTATGCCCCGTATGCTTGGTCGGGAAGAGCAGGGGTCATCGAGTTATAACGGTAAAGTTCTCTACTGTTATTCATTCTCAACAAAGAGGGGAGGACATCCTTGGTGTTGATGGAAACCGTTGTGTTGTTGATTTGAGCAGTAGCAGTAGTAAATAAAGAGTTCAAAGGGAATGCTTGGAATGCATCAGTGTTGCCGTATGACCACACACTCTCGCCAATAGGAACTCCACCACCATACGACAATTCAATACAGAGAGCAGTGTTGAGTAGAACATCACGACCAATCACGACGTTCTCAGATGGAACTTGGACGTTCCAAATGAGAGCACTATTGGAAGCACTTGTGGAAGGAAACGGTTGGAAAGTGGTTTGAGAAGCACCTGATTTGACTGCGAAGTCTAAATCTGCCGTAATATCACCTATAACGGAGTCTTTGACGAGGATTGTTTTAAAGTCCGACATTATATAATATACAATTATAAAATATCGGCAGACTCTCCGCTAAATAATTAACACATACGTCTACCTCCTTTTTGACCCCCGTTTCCACTAAATGAGGGACTTAAATGTGCCAACGGTTGGGATTGTTCGGACTGACCTCCTCCGTCCTTCTTTAAGAATGCGAGTTTAATAGTGACCGACCCGCCACTTGCTAAACGGAACGGTACAAGTTGTCCGTTTCTTAATCGGTAGAATATTTGAAGGTCTAAATTGAAGAGAGGGCGGTTGCCGTTCAAAGTAATCAGTCTATATTGTGCCTGTGGTTCATATACCAACGATGGTCGGTACGCCCCAGTGCTACTTACTAAATCAGTCACGATGTTGGCGATGTCTGCATTGTTGCCCTGAAATCCTATCTGTTGATTGTTAAATAATATGAGAGGAGTGCTGACTTGATTGGGTGTAATCGGCATCGTATTACTCGTAAATACAATTGCGGTAATCGGGGATAAAGCACCGATGGTACTCGTCTCTTGATAAGTAGAAATATATGGAATGGATAATGGCGGGGTAGTCCACGCAGGGTTGACTACATCATACTGCGGTGGAGTGATGAGTTGGGTATTCAATCCCCCTTGATTAACCACCTCTATTTGGAAGTTCTCATCACCGCCTACATTACTATAACCGAAAATAGTGGCGGGGAAGGACTGGAACAAATAAAACATCGGGGCATTAAAATATATTTTGATGGGGTTATTACCGCTTAAACCAGGGTTCACGTCGGGGTTCAAATCGTATTGTGGAATGGCGAAAATAGACCCAGTATCGCTAGATGTGTCCCATTGGAACAATGGCGGTAAATCGTCCGATGATAGTGTGACTGGGGTGACTGAGGGTGGAGCGGTTGCGTTTTGATTGGGAGCGTAAATATCGTAAGTGGGCATCGTGCTACCACCCGCAATCACATTTGCTACTAAACTTGCTAGGGCGGTCTTGAATGTTTCCGTCACTAAATACGCTATATATTGGTAGGAATAGACGTTGTAGTATCCTGTGTCGTTGATTTGAAGACCATTTGAAGTCGTGCTAGGAGGAGAAGGAGTAATACCTGTCGTGCGGTCTTGTGGAATAAAGGTCATCGGGGTTGCCCCACTCGTGTATTCGGTAGTCCCGTCATCGTAAGTAAGTGTGATATTATAGATGGTTGTATTCGGGTTTGCAGAGAATGGGACGATGCTTGGTATCCAAACGGGAAGAGTGCCTGTATCCACGCTAAACCGAATAATGCTTAAATAGTAATCTTCGGGGCAGTTAATAAACGGA